AAAATTGGTCTTTAGATTTTCATTTGGGTAATACGGTGAAATATATCTCAAGGGCGGGTAAGAAATATCCGGAGAAAGAATTGGAGGATTTACTCAAAGCTCAATGGTATCTTAATCGTAGAATTGAGAATTTAGAAAATAAACAAAATTAAATATGGAATTTGTAATAATCGCAATCGTAATAATTGCTATTGTAGGAAAGTATTATATAGACTCCCGTGCTAAGTCTCAAAAACCATCACCAATTTCAAATCAAAAAGAAATAACATATGACCATAGTGTTATAGAATTAGAAACTATGTCAATCATTAATGATTATAGAGTAAGTATAGGATTAATACCTTTAAAGATAAGTAATTATATTTCTTACATATCAGAAAAACACACTACTTATATGATTAATGGAAATTTCACTAATCATAATGGTTTTGTTGGTAGACAAGAAGATTTAGTTTCTACTTTAGGGGCTAAAAGAGTTGGGGAAAATGTGGCTTATAATTATAGTACAGCTAAAGGAGTTTTAAATGGTTGGTTAAATAGTCCTACACATAAAGAAAATGTAATTGGGGATTATACTCATTTTGGAATATCAATAAGACCTAATTTAGATGGTAAAAAATATTACACTAATATTTTTATGAAAATTTAGAAAATAAACAAAATTAAATATAAAAAAATGGCAAAATTACAAAAAATTGAGACAACAAATTTCATCTATGAGTATGAACTATCGGATGATGAATTAAAACAATACCGAGAAAGTCCGGATGAGTTTTGGGATGAGTTTGAGGAAGATTGGGGTGACTGTGTTTACGAAGATGTAGATTCAATTCCTACCGATATTAATCTTATAGAGGAGTAAATGAACGTATTAGTTGATATTGACGAATATGCTGAAGGTGCGATTCTATTGAATGGGTTAGAAAGTGCTATTATTGGAATTGTCCAAGAGTTTGGGAATGGTAATAGAGTTCTATACTCAAAACAAAAAATCCTTGATATTCTACAAGAAAGAGACCTGATGACTTATGGTGAGGCTGAAGAGTTCTATGACTATAACATATTAGGACTTTATGCCGGAGAACAGAATGCTGTGTTTCTGGACCAAAGTTTAGAACCAATTAAAAATGAAGAAAACGAGTGGGAATACCACGCAAAATAATATGATAGAGACGGGAAAGATTATAAATGGTGAGTGTGTTGAGGTTATGGGAACATTTCCTGAAGGTTGTGTTGATTTAGTTGTGACTAGCCCTCCATATTCTGTTAACATTAAATATGATGTCTATAATGACAGTATTCCAATGGATGAATATTGGGATTTTACAACAAAATGGTTATCTGAAGCGTATAGAGTATTAAAGGATGACGGAAGAATTGCCATCAATGTCCCTATAGAAGTGAATGTTCAGGAAAGAGGTGGTAGAATACTATTCAACGCTGAATTTTGGATGAAGATGAAGGAAGTTGGTTTCAAATTTTACGGGATGGTTGACCTTACTGAAGATTCACCACATAGAGTGAGACAAACTGCTTGGGGTAGTTGGATGTCAGCATCTAGCCCTTACATCTATAATCCAAAAGAATGTATCATTCTAGCTTATAAGAAAACAAGTAAGAAATTACTTAAAGGACAATCACAATGGGAAGGAGAACCAACCAAAGTGATTCAGGAAGATGGGACTATCAAGAATAAGATGGTTTATAAGGATGAGGATAAGAAAGAGTTTATGAACTTGGTGTTTGGAAGGTGGGAATACTTTGCAGATACAAAATCATTAACCAAGGCGACATTTAGTATGGATATACCGGGAAAGGCGATTAAGATACTTACATATAAGGATGATATTGTTCTTGACCCTTTTATGGGAAGTGGAACATCGGCGGTGGCGGCAGAAGTTTTAGAGAGACGATGGGTCGGAATTGAGTTATCTCCGGATTATGCTGAGATTGCGAGAAAAAGAGTTCAAGCGTTCATTGATGATAAGAAACAGACAAAATTAGAATTAAAAGAAGAGGTGTTATAACCTCTTTTTTGTTTTCTGTATATTTATAACTAAATGATTTAATATGGCAAAAAGATTTATAATTTCCGAAGAAGAAAAAAGTAACATCCGTTCAATATACGGATTAGTTAATGAACAAAATGAGAGTCCTGAATTAAAAAAGGGTATCCAATGTTTTTTAAATAAAAAAGGACACAGAGATGATAAAAACCAACCATTAAAAGTTGATGGACTTTTGGGTGATAGCGTTAAACAAGCGTTGAGTAAATATCAATCAAAAATTGGTGTTTATCCTGTTGATGGTGTTTGGGGTCCTGCAACACAAAATAAAATGCCTAACTCGGATGTTCAAATCTTTAAAGATTGTGTATCTCAAGAAGGTAGTATTATAGATAAAGGTATTCATTTTTTAGGTTTAGATTAATTATGAAAAACTTAAATCAAATTAATGACTTAACTGAAAAATGGGAAGGTTTAACTCGTGGTGAGAAAATTTTTGTTGTTGAAGTGATGAAAACCCTTTATCCTGAAAAAACAAAATTACTTTCAGAATCAAAATGGTATAACACCGTTGGTGATATTGCGGGTATATTTGACCCAACAGGTGTTGTGGATTTAGTTAATGGTATTAGTTATTGGAGACAAGGAGATAAATTGTTTGCGATTTTATCTTTTATTGCGGCTTTACCTATTTTCGGTGATATTATTGCTAAACCGGTTGTAGGTGTTATGAAATTAGGTGGTGAAGGAGCTAAAGCGTTTAAAGCTGCCACTCTTACTGGTGATGCTGTTAAAGTTGCTGGTGCTGCCAAATCAGTTGGTGGACCAATTGCTAAAATGGTAGAAAAATCTCCTGCTTGGGGTGAAAAATTAATAACAACATTGAGGTCATCCATTGGAAAAGTTCCTTATTTAGGTAGTAGATTCGTTAATTTATTGGAAGAATATGTAAAATTATTTACTAAAGCGAGTAAAGAAATGGGTGCGACAGGTAAATTTAAAGCTTTCAGAGGTTATGAAGCGTTAAAACCATCATTTCTTAATAGACTTATTGGTGGTGTCCCAAGAATTGGTGGTAATGCGGCAACAAGGTCGTTAATGAGAAGAAGTAAATGGTATTTGGCGTTATTAGATATGTTAGGTATTCATAATTTTGTTGGTCCGGATGAGTTGGAACAAAAGGTTACGGACATAGACCAAAAGGTTGAGAAATTTAATAGTGACCCAAAAAATAAAGAATTGTTTAATAGTGAATTTGGTGGTGAAAGTCAGGAAATAAAACCAACACCTCCATCACAACCTAAAACAGGGTCTGACCCAATAACAACTCTATTAGCGCCATTGTTAGGAAATGCTGTAAAGGGTTTGATATAATATGAAAAAATTAATTATTGAGAGTGGGATAAGGGAAATAAAATCTCTTTCTAAAAGATATCAGAAGGCTAAGATATATTATCATATGGACCTTGATGGTGTTGTTTCAGCAATTGCTATGAAACAATATCTCGAGAGTAATGGTATTCAAGTCGTTGATTGTGAAATTATCCAATACGGTGATAAAGAATTTGCGGTTAAAAAACCTGACGCTAGTGGTGATATTATGCCAGTGTTGGTAGATTTTGCTCACGGTAAACCAATGTTTATGATTCACACAGACCACCACGATAGACAAGCTGGTGCGGAAGAAACAACATCAACATCGTTTAGACCTTCTCGGTCAAATGTTGAGACATTATCTCAAATAGTCTCTCCACGAGATATATTTCCAAATGAAGATATATTACTTATCTCTACTGTGGATTCAGCTAATTACGCTATAAATGATATTAGTGTTGACCAAGTAATTTCTTATTTATTTAGATTAGATAAAGAAAAATCATTATCTAAAAATAAAACGGCGATGGGATTAGTTGCTAATAAATTGTTGTTAGCTTTTAAAAACAAACCTGGGTTTTTAGATGAGTTGGTTATGAAATCAACACCATCATTGTTGAATATATTACATAACATTAAAAGAATAATGGTTGAAAAAGGTTATGCGAAACCTGAACAACTTGAAAAAAATAAAGAAGACTATGTTGAGTCAATGAAAACCAATCCCAATGTTAAAGTATTGGGTAATATTATTGTTCAGTATGGTGGTGGGTCAATGTTTAAGCCAGGTTCTTACGATAGATATACTCCATTTAAAAATAATCCTGATGCTGACTTTATAGTTATTGCTTGGCCATTAGGATTAGTTCAAGCATCTTGTAATCCATTCAAAAAAGAAAGAGAATTAAAAGGTGTTAATTTAGGTGAGATAGCTCAAGAAGTTTTATCTAAATGGGAAGACCAATTAAAACAAAGAGAAATTCCTTTATCAACAATTAAGTGGATATCGGAATCATCAAAAGATTTTAGTGGGGAATCAGTTGGGTTTACTTTTAAAGATTTTGTTGCTTTATATGGTAAAGAATATAAGACAATGGAAGATGGTAAGGGAAAATTAGTTCACATTGGTGAGATGATGGAAAAACCTTTTTCTGAATTACCTGAAGAACATAGAAAGATGTTGGATGATATTAAAGTAAATGCTTGGGACTTCATCCAATCTAATAGTGGAGGACACAAATGTATTACAAACATATCGGGATTAAATTTTATGGGTAGAAGTACTCGTCCACCTAAAGGACAATATAACTACAATCCGGACTCTGACGATTCACCTTATGTAAAGTTTGTTAAAATGATTCAGAATGAGTTTGTGAAAGTATTACAAAGTAAAATTGAAACAAAAAAATAAGAGATGACCTATAATGGGTCATTTTTTATGCGGATACTTTATCACCAATTTTAATACCTAATTTTTTACAGGTGTTCCCTTGAACTTCAAGGATTGTATCTCCTTCACCAATATATGATTTACATTCGTTGGTATTACAAGGTGGACAATTATGGTATATTTTTGTAATTACATTATCTGATATGAAAATAATATCTAAAGGTATAACACAATCTTTCATCCAAAATCCGTGTTGACCATCGGACATTAAAAATAACATACCATTAAAGGTTTTATCAAATCTTTTACCCATCATACCATTTGATGTATCTTTTTTTGAAAAAACTACTTTGACATTGAATTCTGAATTACCTATATTTATAATCATATAGATAAATATCATAAATTTAATAAAATGAAAGAGGTTAAACGATATTCCGGGGTAATAGTTAAATGTGGTGATGAGGTTTTGCTTTGTAAAAGAAACGCTACAGGTGAGTTACCAGGACAATGGAGTATTCCTTGTGGTCATTTGGAAAAGGGGGAACACCCTATGGATGGTGTAAAACGCGAATTCAAAGAAGAGACTAACTATACATTAGATAATGATTTAAAATTAGTTGGGTTTGTTAAGAGATATAATCGTGAAGGTTCGGAAATAAAAGGTT